TTTTCGAACAAGGATTTGGTTATAGAAGAACTAAAAGCGGATGGTCTAACAGATGACGAAATAGATGACACTGTAGACAAAATGATGAAAAATGGTATGATTGCTCTAAAAGGTAGAGAAATTAAAAGAACCATAAAAAACGCTATAAAACAACAAAGACAAGATTTAGTAACAGAAACAAAACAAACAAAAGAAGAACAAAATAAAAAAGTTCAGGAAGCTAGAAAAGGATTGCAAAAGCAATTTAAAAATATGGACAGGTTTATGGGCGGGAAAATAACGAAACAACAGAAAGAAGAAGCGTACAGATTTGCTGTAAATAGTATGTCAAAAGAATTATGGGCAGACCATGCCAATGTTGCAGATGTGGCCATGTTTATGTTATACAAAGACCAAATCAAGGACATTCTTCGTTCACAAGGTCGTAACGAGGGTAGTAAGAGTCTTATGGACAAAATACAATCGCCAAGCCTTAACACGGGAAGAAGCCGAAATACTTATCAACCGAAAAGTAAAGGATTCGACCCATCAGCGTTCATGAGCGAGTAGATAAAAAAGTAAGACAAAGTCTGCTAAAGTTGAAAGTTAATTGAACAAAATAAAATAATGTTTAATTAATAAATTTTAAAAAAATGGCAAAAGTTTATACAGGTGAGTACGGAAATGGTACTACCGCAGAAAACGCCCTAAATACAGCTTTAATGCAGTATCCAGAAATTGCTAGAACTTTGATTCAGCAATATCCAAGATACTCAGCTACGTATTTATTAGAAAGAACTGGAAGGTTCGCACAAGAAAAAGTATTAGGAGACAACTCTTTTGAGTGGAAGGTAATGGGAAGATACAACAGACCATCATATTCTACAGGTTTCTTTAAAGGAGTATCTGCTGATACAGCATTTACATCTTCACCAACATCGTCTACAGGTATAATTTTAGATGGAGCTGACGCTAATGGTGATGTATTCGAAATTATAATTGATGGTACAGCTACAGATAGAACTGGTGACTTCTTAAACAAGTTCGATATGGTAAGATTCCAATCAGGAGCAACTGCTATCGTTTTAGAAGACCCAATTGCTAACACATCTGCTTCAGCAGCTGCTACAGACTTTATTGTAAAGTTTGAAATGGTAGACGCAACTGCTCAGCCTTTATTAGAAACAGATGTAGCTGACGAAGCTATTCTTGCTTCTATTGGTTCTGCATTTCCAAATGGTTCAAACGGAGCTGATGTAGGTGAGAACTTCTACTACCCATCAACACATAAGAACTACTTAACTACAATGAGAAAGAAATGTACAGTAACAGGTAAAGACTTAACTGACGTTTCTTGGATTGAAAATAATGGTTCTAGATTATGGTACTTTACAAGAGAACAAATGATGATGGACGAGTTTATGTACCAACAAGAATTACAAAGATGGTACGGAAGAAAGTCTGTAACTAATGAAACTACTACAGTAGCAAGACCAGGAGCTTTAACTTCTTCTGCTTTAGGAACTTCAGGAACTGCAGCTGCATCTATCATTACAGGTGATGGTTTATTAGCTCAAATTGATTCTTCAAACCAAGCTTCATATTCTATGGGGTCTTTAACTGAAGATATTATTACTGAGTTTATCGCTAAATTATCACTTAACGCAACTCAATCAGAAGGTAACGAGTATGTAGTATTTACTGGTACTGAAGGTAGATTAGCGTTCCATAGAGCTATGAAAGATTTAATCGTTGCCCCAGCGGGTGCGTTTACTGGTGGTTCTATGTCAGGTGTAAGCGGAAATGTAGACTTAGGAGCTAACTTCGTTTCATACCAAGCTTTAGGAAACAAAATTACAATCGCTTACTGTCCAGTATTCGATGACCCACACTTACACTCTACTGCTGGTGGAACTAATTCATTTGGTGACAACAGATTAAAAGAGTCTGCTAAGATGGTATTCATGGACTTCGGAAGTACTTCTGGTGTATCTAATGTTGAGTTAGTTACTAAAGGAGCTGAAGGAACTAACAGAAGTATGATTAAGAAATATGTTTCTGGAATGGTAAACCCTTATGACCAAAGTTCAATGTTGGCTGCTAACGCTGATGACAAGTTCGAAGCACACGTGCTTTCTGAAACTGGTATCGTAGTTAGAAACCCATTATCTTGTGGTATATTAAGTGTATCGTAATTATTAACCTTTAAAAATTTAGAAAATATGCCAAGAGCTTTTTTAGGATTTATAGTAAGTGCAACTGATGGTGCTTATGTGTCCGTAGAGAAAATACATCATATAGAAGTTTTAAGTACAACTGCAATCGACATTCATTTCGCGGGAGATGATGGTGGTGCAGGTAGTGTTGAACTAACATGTACAACAAATAAAGCTGATGAAGTAGCTAAAGAAGTAGCAAGAATCGCTGCAACTGCAAGCGGAGCTGTTACAATAGCTGATAGTTTAAACAATGTATTTGCTCACGCAGACATAACTGCTGTGGCGAACTATGCTAAATCCGCATAATAACAATTAATTAACGGAGGCCTGTAGAAGATAGTGCCTTTATACAGGTCTCCTTTTTACAAACTTTAAAAATTTAAAAAAATGGCAATAAAATTTGATTTTAACAAACTAAGAACAGCTATTACTGGGTTCTTAACAGGTACAGATTTATCTGGAACTGCTTTAACTAGTGGTGAACAAGCAATATATGTACCAAAACTGAGACAAGCAATGCCTCTAAAACACGTAAAAGCTGCTGCTACACTATCCGCGAGTGATTCAGGAAGTGTTGTAATGATTAATCAAGCTGCTGCTTTTGCAATCACATTACCAAATGCGGCTGACGCAGGAGAAGGTTGGAACGCAACTTTTATCTTAGGAACAGTTGACACTAATGCTGTAACTATAGAAGCTACTGCAGGTGATGGCGACAATATTCACGGTCATAGTATAGATGGTGAAGATGGAGCTGCGCAAACAGTAACTGAAGGTACTGGTGTAGATGTTATTACTTTTATATCGGGTGCTACTAAAGGTGATAGAGTAAGTTTAATATGTGATGGTGTAAGCTATTATGTATTTGGACTAGCTGCTGATAAAGCACATATAACATTTAGTTAATAGCAATTAAATAGAATTAAGGAGGAGTTTCGGCTCCTCCAAATTCTTAAAACGAAGACCATGAATTTAATGAAATATTTACAAGATTTATCAGGTGACCCAGATTACTTAAAAAAGAAAGCTGCAGAAACTAATAAAGACAAAAAAAGATTTTACATAGGTGGCCAGTCTGGATTTAAATGGAGAACAGAGTCTGCCAATAAAACATGGGTAGAAAACGGAAGAATAATTAAAGAAAATAAGGGTAAGAAATTATCCAATAAATAGGGAGTATTAATAAAAAATAAATAAAATGAAACACATCGTATTAATTAAAGCAAGAAAACCAGAAAAATTTAATTACTGTAAGTTTGGTACTTACAAGGACAAAAGAGGAAAAATACAAAAATTAATAGACATAAATGGATTAGAAACAACTGGATACGAAATGTTTAGTGCAGTTGTATCACTTAATATAAACGACGAGTACGACAAGTCTGTATATGAGTTTTTAAAAGACCATCCTTTAATAAAAAAGTTTATAGTTGAAGATGTGTCTGCAACAGAAAGACAGAATGCAGAAACATCAATTTTGTCAGCACAAGCTGTGACAACAGCTTCACAACTAAAAGAACAAGAATTAAAAGATTTTGCTTTATTACTTGGACTGGATAGTACCCAACAAGAAATGTTGTTAAGAGCTAAAATAATACAACACGCGAGTACAAAACCAGCAAAGTTCTTAGAACAATTAAACGATATTGACAAAGAACATAGAATATTTTTGAAAAAAGCTTTTAATGAAAAACTTTTAACAAAAGTAAATGGTGTATGGAAACATAATACACTTAATATAGGTATGACAGATGACCAAGCTATTGTATGGTTAAAAGATAATGGTGATACATACGCATTATTAAAACACCAACTTAGAACTGGAGTAACACCTGTAGAAGAAACTATTGAATTAGAAGAAGTGGAACAACATCCACTAAGAGCGGGTTCTGCAATTTCTGAAATAGAAAAAGAAATAGATAATCTTAAAAAATAATAATTAATGAACATTCAAGACGCATACGATTACTTAGATTTATTATTAGATAAAGCAAATCAACCATATTTTCAAGATGATGAAAAGGATAAATTTATCAATATGTCTATAACAGAGTTTTTAAACTCTAGGTATGCTCTTATGAGAATAAATCAAGATTATTCTGAAATAATTGGAAATAGATATTCAGCAAATGAAAGTAGTAGTAATGTTACAGTTTCAACCAATAGTCTTACATTTAACAAAACCTATTTACATTTGACGCACGCTCAATTAAATGGCATACATTGTAAAATAGTATCAGATGATGAGTTCATGGAATTAAATAGTACAAGTAATCCGTTTAAAAGTGTAAATGCAAATAATCCTATATGTACAGTGACACAATTATCAGATGTTCCTACATTAGTATTTAATAATGGAGGTGTACTCAATCTTCAAGCTGCTGACACCTGTTTTATTAGGTTTTTGTCACACTTAACAGTTGATGAGTGGGAAGATATTCCAGAACATTATCAACACGATATACTAAAAATAGTTGTAAGAAAAATGACAGCTAATATTGAAAATCCAAATTATCAGATAATAAACGCAGAACAAAAACAATAATTCAGGGTAAAAATATTTTGCTCCCTGTGCAAAGGAAATAGGTCTAAACATTAATTTGTGAGGGCCTATTTCTGTTTATTGAGATAAAATTTGTAATTTTGTAAATAATATACATATATGGCAACATTAAACGAAATAGCATACAATATTAAAGAACTAATGTCTGGTGGTGATGAAAAGTTAGAAAACAACATAGACACAAGACAAATAAAATATTGGGTACATTACCATAGAGCAAGAATAATAGAAGAAAAATTAAAATCAAGACAACCTATAGACAGAAGATACATACAACCTATAGCGTCAGAAAGAATTGAATATATAGATAAAGAAGAATTATATGGTAACCAATCTTCTTTATCAAATTCTGTAGTCGATAGTTATGGTTTTGCTTTAAACGATTATAATGGTGTAGATTGGAATGAAGGTAAACAGTTTAATACATTTTCTAAACACCTAGTTATACCAAGTACTATAAATGTAGGAAATATAGATGGTGTAACAGATATTAGATTAAGAAAAAGAGTAATAGGTTCATCAAGTGGTTCCAGTACATTTGGTAGGTGGACTGGTTGGAAAAAACTAACCATAAAATCAAAAGACGATGTAAAATTTGCTTGGGCTAATAAGTTTACAAAAACTTTAGAACCATATGCATTATTGTATACAGACCTTAATAATTTAAATTTAGAAATATCAGGATTAAGGTATCAGGTTGTAGAAAATGATAATACAAACATATATGATTATTGGGTTGATGTTTGGGGTATATTAACAGACCCAACACAAGCAAAAAAAGTAGACAGTGTATCTGGTGGTGTAACTACCTACGAAGACTTTAATGATAGTAGTAGTTACTATCCAATAGCTGAAGAAGATATACCATTGTTAAATTCAAGAGTAGCGGAAGTAGAAATGAATCTTGTATTAAAAACACCAAATGACTTAGTAGAAGATAATGTAGACACAACAAAAATAAAGATAGGTAATGAGCAGTAAATATAAACACAAGTATGTTCAAGTACGAGAAATGTACAAGAATGTAAGAGACAAGTTAATAAAGAAAATAGATTACAGTACATTTTACAAAATAGTAAAAAGATATTTTGAAATAGTATTGAGAGATTTAGTTGTAAAAGAAGATAAAATATATTTACCTAATAAAATGGGTTATGTATATTTAGACAAAAGAAAACATAAAAGAGCTTTTCACGTGCGCGTGGACCAGAAAGCAAGTAAAGAAAAAGGGGAGTTAGTAAAATATAAGGTTCCTATACTAGACGATTTTTATCATAAACTTGTATGGGTAAGACCTAAACAATATAAGAATTGTAAGATTATGCCACTAGGTATATATAAAAGAGTAATTAATAATTTAAAATAAAAAATTATGGCAGATACTGATGTAAATGCAGCCAGCCTGACAGTAACAATAACAGAAGCTTTATCAGTTGGACATGATGATTCTGGTAACGATAGAGATTTTGCGCAAACATGTACACATACATTTCTTTCAATAGCTAACGTATCTAAAAGAGTGTTAAAACTAGCAAACACAAACTTAACTAAAATAGCTTCTTTTGGTACTGCAGAATCTGTAGGTATATTTAAAAGAGCAGATGTAAAATATATTAGAGTAACAAATTTAGACGGAACAGACAATTTACAAGTAGGATTTGATGATGATTCTTCAGAAGCCGCTTATCAAATAGTAGCTCCTGCGACAAGTGTTATTTTTACAGGAACTAAATTAGACGGAACTTCTGCATCAGCAAATTGTAATGTAGATGTAGTATCATTAAGAGTAAAAGGAGTCGCGGGACATCAAGTTGAGTTATTTATAGCGTCAGTATAAAATTATGTACGTACATATAGAAAGAATATATAACACGGTAGCACGTAATTTAGGATTAAAAGATTACAGTTCACATATCAATAGTTGGGTGGAATGGGCTTTTGAAGCAGAATTACTTATAGGTAGTAGAGATACTTTTGAAGAAATCGAGTCTACATTTACAGCTACAGGTGAAGCGGCTACAGGTACTATCACATTTACAGCTAATCCATCATATGGGGATAGTATAATGCTTAATGGAGTTACAATATTTTTTAGAGATAATTCTAATACTACAGGTTTAAATCAACAAAACGAAACTAACACAGTACGTATACAATCTACATTAGCAGATACATTAACAGAGTTAGCTGCAGAGATAAATGGTACGACTACAACTAATCCAGCAAGTTCACCAGGTTTTGTATATGCAAATCTGTTAGAAAATTGTACGTATACAGTAGATACAACTACACTTACTATTACGGCAGATGAGGTAGGATTACATGGTAATAAGTTCACTTTATCTTCTAATGAAGTAAATGCAAAGTGTAGTGGTAGTCATTTAACAGGAGGTAAGGGAATATATTCAAATCAACAATTAAGATTACCAGACAATTTAGTAAAATTATTAGGTGTACGTGTGGGTAAGGGAGATACAAAACATAAACACAGAGAGTTATTTAAACCTACAGCTGTACACAAGGGTAGAGTTGGTATGAATGATGATGAAACAGACCAAAAGTCTCTTAGATATTATGTAAGAGGTAATAGACTTAATGTACAACATGATGAGTTTATAGAAATAACAATAGTCTATTCAGCATATCCAACAGATTCAAATGGATTTCCTATGATAAAAGAAAGTCATGCTACTGCTGTGGCTCAATATATAATGTGGCAATATAAAAACATAGAATTTATAAATGGACAATTGCCTATGTATATTGTAAAAGAAATAGAAAAAAGGTGGTACTTTTTATGTGGTAAAGCACGAGGTGATGACAATATGCCTACATCAGAGGAACTAAAACAAATTGGTAGAATATGGAATACATTAGTTCCATTGAATAACAACAGAGGATTAATTGACTTTTAAAAATGGCAGAACAAAGTAGTAATAAACCTGTATCACAACCACAAGCTTTTACAGGTGGTATGGTGTCGGATGCAAATCCAAGATTTCAACCAAAGGGTAGTTATAGAGACGCTTTAAATATTCGTATAATTAATGATGAGGGAAATACGTTTAGCGTAGAAAATATAGAGGGTAATAAAAACTTTTTAGACTTAACAGATATTGATATATACAAAGACCCTAAAACATTAGATAGTAATAATAATGAAGTGGGTCCAGAAACACCAGCAGGAGGTTTAAACACATTTGTAAATCACAGCGCTTCTATAGTAGGGCACTATTCTTATAGTTCTAATGTAATTTTTATTATACTTAAAACTGTAGGT